CTATACCTTCCCCATTAATTTATACTTATCCTGCTTCGTGGCATTGAAGAACATCTTGCCAGATAAACTTATATTCTGTTTGTCGTTCTGCTCTCTGCAATCATATGGGCCCGCAGTCATAAGCACTTTGGGAAAGGCAATTTCCTCAACCATGGCATTTGTTGGCGTGTGCCGTGTTGGAACAAGAAGGCGTGAATTATACATATCACCACCTGCATTCGGCTGAAACTGGTCATCTTCACAGATTCTTAAAGGGCGGTCAAGGCGACGAAGACGGGACTCATCATCAATCGCCGATATGTAGCGACTTACAGGATAGAACTGTCCGCCACTTGGTAGCACTGCCGACGGATCTACAGGCGGTGCAGGACTGTCCTCACCCGTTGTTGTGTACTCCATACAAATACGGGCCCATGGGCGAGGGTCAAGAGCCTGCCCTATGTGTTCGCTCGGGAGAGTCTTTCTTAAAATGGCAGTCGCATCCCAATGAGATTTGATGCACATGGCTGGGTGAAAAGGATTCGGTCCCTCAGAAACAGTAGGGGTTGATCCAACAAGCGAACCACGTTCCTTAGGATAATTCATAGTTCCTTCATATTCAGCAAGTCTAGAACCAATATTCATTCTCTTCCTTCTCAAGAATAAAGAGCGCCTATTTTACAGGAGTTGCAATATCAATTTCTTCCGTAATTTGCACAACCACATTCAAATCACAATCGCCATTATTTAGACTGGTGTTTGTGGCATCTAGCCATTGAAAGGTGAGTTTATCGAGTTTTCCTAGCGGATTCAAGAAGGCAATTGGATTACTAATAAGGGTTTGCGCGTAACTCCCAAAATTCGCCAAAAGGAGTTTTGCATGATAGGTCTTTGTTTCGCCGGTTGATTCAAGACTCTGCGATAAATTCTCCTTTGATGTTGTGTCCATACGATTCAGGTCAAACTCGGGGTTCAAGCGAAGACGAATGAAATCGTCAATGAGTTTGAAAAAGGACGGGGCAATCTGTACAGTGGCAAAGGGCGTATCTTCCTTGGCGAATCCTAAATTCCATCCAAGACCCCAGCCATTTTCCAGGGCCAAGTAGGCAGGGGCCAGTGCAGACTTCCATTTAATTGAAAAGCGAATGGGGTCTGTTGAACGCTGGCGATTTTGTGCAGAAGGAGGGATCGTATATTTCATTTCAGTTAAAATGAAATTATTGACATTTTTCGTAACATTTGCATTAATTGTACTAGCTAATACACTCAATGTTGAATATGTACTAAAAACACTTTGCATTCTTGAGTAAAAATCGCCGAAACCTGAGACACTTGAAATATTGGATCCAGGGTAGCCCGAAATTACGCCACCACCAAAGACTTTTCCAGAACTACCAATAACAAAATTGGAATTAAATCCAAGCAGTGAATTTGTGTATTCACGGTCCCAATAGCGACTATATAATGTGTCATTTGTACTTATATGATTTATGATTGTACTTATTTCACCAGAAAGGTCCGTGGGTTTCACGTACCCATAGGTATACTTATTGGGTGCAGAAATACGAAGATCAACCTGTGACTGCTCAGTAGGATACACATTACGTACGCTTAGATAATAGTAGTCGTCGGACGCCTTATTATCTTCTAAGGGGACCACATAGTCATAGGCATTAAAGTAATAGCCAGTATAATTAAAGTCAGCGGTCAAAAAGTTACTGGCGGACTCGAGCCCCCATCTTCCTTGTGTGTCCTTTGCAAAATTTCCAGACGAATCGTAGACTGCTAGAGCCGTGTGAGGATATTCAGGATACTTGCGTCCAGATAGGTCCAAGAGGAAACTGAAATTCTTCGCAATTTGGTGGAAAACAATTCGCTGAACTGGGTTGAAAATTTGCCACGCTTGTTGAGCCCGCTTGGGCGCATCAGCCGGCACATGGCGATTTCCAAAGATTGTTTCATAAATATTACCCCATATAGAGCCATCAAATCCTGCAACAAGTTTTGATGGCGTTGACAGAAAGGCATACTGTGATACAATAATTGTAGGGGTTGAACTATCTGTAGGCGACTCGTAGAAATTAGTTGGGCCTAAAGCACTCAGGAAGAATATACGATCCTGTTCCACGTCACGGGTCACAATAGGACTGAAAAAAGTACTTGGACTCTGTGACTGAAGGTCATAGTGGCTAATTTCTGCATAGGACACATTTGATGAGCCAAAATAGGGATATACAAACGCACTATAAATACCAGTAGCACTAGATACAAGACTATTGGGGTTTACTTGAACAAAATCCTGTATTTCAGAGTCACGTTCAGGAAACACCCAGAACCGTCCATATATTTCCTTAGGCGACTGTTGAACAATGAAATTGCTCACATTTGAATCGCTTGTTACAAAGGTCACAAACGTTGATACGCTGTAAGAACCCTTTGAGGCCACTTCCAAATAGGTTATACCCGTATTAGAGTCATGCACTCTTGCAGAAAGTGTATAGCCCCCAATATTATTATAGGTTGCCCTATAAAGTTCCACATTTGATTGTAATGAAAGTGGGCATAGCTCAGTCTGCACTGTTTCAATATTTCCAGTGCTTGGTGTTAAGGTACGAATATATAAATACGAATTGGACAGGCCAAAAAATGCATATGATGTTTCATTGGCTGCCACGCAAAGATATTGTATATTAGAGGCACTTGGATAAATTTGGTCAATTGTTAATTCTTGAACCTCTGTTATTAGTAGGCTCGAAGTATTTGTGGGATATTTATATACACGGAAGATTGAATCATATGTTAGAAGATAGCCGGCGCAATCTGCAATAATTTCCGTAGGTTCATAGGACAAAGAACTCGCATAATTAAATACGTTTGATGTTGCAACAATAGGATACGGGCTCGCATACATAATAAGATTTGTGACCGTTGTCATGGACTGTTCGTACTTTCCCTCTGTAACACTGTAGCCTGAAGGTGGTCCATAAATGGGCTTTGCACCTAAATATTTTCCATTTGGTAATACAATCTGAGCACCTGTGGGCGGCACAATTGGTCCTTCGTAAGAGGCTACAGAATCTACTGCTGCAGTAGGAGTATAAAAAGGATAAGGGACCGCCGAACCAACAAGTCCATAATAATAGAGCATATTTGATGACCCACTGAAGGGTATTGCAATATAATACATGTTAATATCGAAATTATATTCATAGGCGCCCTGTGTATAGCCATATAAATATGAATTGGAGCCAGTAATAAACGTCTTGTCCCGTTTAAATTCATAGTAGGTTCCACCGCCCACATCAAACCCAAAATTCTGATATGACTCATTGTATGTTATAGATGAGGCGAATTTAAGAACGGCACAGGCATTAGAGAGCTGTATAGTTTGTAATACCCTGTTGGACGTGATCACAGCAGGGTAAATTCCGAGATATTGAATATTGAGATTGGGGTCATTTGTTGATGTATAGACCGTTTTAAACATGAACTGATCAATGTCCCAGACACCTTGTTCAGGAAGGAAGCCAATACCCATGACTCCATCGCCAAGATTGATTAAATTGGAACTGCCAAGATAGTCTGTTCCATCTATATTGGTCCGTGTATAGTAATTATAACCATTTATACCGGTATTTACAGGATAAGACTGCGTATAAGGAGCAATAGATGCAACAACTGCCTCAGGTATATCAAATTGATTCTTTGAAGGAGGAATGAAGACATTTCCAAACCAATTTACAATACTCTTTTGCCTATAGGGAATTGTTGTTTCGGTATAAACTGCACCACCTGCAGGATATAGGATAGAATTGGAAGTGCCTGGATATATATACTGGGCAGTACTTGTATTATAGGCCGTCTTATACTGGAAAATATAGCCGTTTGTTGGATCAGTATGAATAACTGCATTAGGCACTGAATTTGAGCCAATTACATTCGATAAAAACCCAATATAATTTGTAAGATCGGTTGATACCCCATTAGTATCATAGCCCATTAGACTTGTTGAGAATGCTAGCGGGCTAAAACTCACGTCTAGGGCAGGAGGAGCATACAGCGTACTTGCAGTTGGAAGATTAATATAGGAAGGATCGGCAACAGTGGCATAATTATAATTATTAAGATTGGAAGTTGGGTCTGCTAAGGGGTCAAATCCAACAATAGATGATGTTAAAGCATTATAGTACATGGATGATGGGAACCATGGTACAATACGAAGGGTCTCAGTAGGGAAACTGGGATTTACAGGGCGAAGAAGTATATAGTACTGTTTATTAGCATAGGCCTTAAAGTCCAGATTAATTGTTGAATATCCAGCTATTGTACTCACATAATACGAGTAATTTGTGGGCACTTCATTTCCATTTGTAGATATGTCGGCCATATAAGCGGAGCGGTCTTGATAGAGAAAGCAATGTACAGGAGTTGTAAAGCCTTGCCCTTGTATAGGATGTGCAAAGGAAACACGGAAAGGATATGTATAGGCTGGGGCTTCTACGCTGGCATAATCAGGGGGTGGCGGTGTAAAAAAAGTCTTATACGCCCGTGTATCAATTACTGACAGCGTTATATAATTTGAACCCCAATAGTCTGTTGATGTCTGATAGCTAGAGCCAAAGGCTGCAACAGAACCGAGCGTAGAAAACCCTGGAATATAGCCAATCTGCGTTGGATTAAAGGCATTTGAGGAAAGGTCAACTTGTTTAATGGGTGGTACAAAACAGTAACTCATGTCAAATAGATTTACATGACTTAGGTCGTAATTTGCACTATTGTATAAAGGATATCTGTACTTTGTTGGGCGTGGCAAGGTCTCAACACGAAGAGTTTGACGTACAGGGCTCTTAAACCGAAACGTCGTATATTTAGACGATTTAATTGGAATGATAACGTCTGAGTATTGTGTCCGCCGATTAATATAGAGATTCCCTATAGGTGTTGTATTTACATTATTAGAATCAAGCACATTGGATAAAACAACAGGATTTAAAGAATCTTGTGCATCCATATCATTGTTCCATATAGAGTAGTTAAAGGTGCTAAAAGCATTGGAATCTGCAGGCAATGATGGATTCATATAGCCGATTGTTGAAGAAATATTTACCATCTTTTTCCAGTACTTTGGAGCATCAGCCTGAAATTCTGCTAAAACATTGCAACTAATTGCCGGCACTGTATTTGATGCAGTGAAATTTGATGTGATTCCTATTGCATTTGTTCCATCGCGAATTGCGATAGAATAATTGGGATTTAGTAAATAATCTCTTGTATAGGTGTTATAATTAATGCCAAAATACACGGCAAGGTTTTGCTGGTAGAAATTTACCATATCGTTTAACACGGCAAGAAGAATTGTGGTCTGCGAATTGAGTGAATTATAGGTTTCCTGTGAAATTCCGTAGGCCGATAACTGTTCTGCAAAATACTGGGAACTCTTGTAAGTAAGTAAATTAACTAGACTTGTGTTCAAAGATGGAGATGAAATTACAATTTGGTTGGACTGTGTCTGATAAGTCACTACGTACTTATTTACTAGAGTATAACGGAATGTATGTAATAGACGATACGATGTTAAAAGATCTATATTTAAATTAATCACTTCCAGAATTACGGGGTCAAAAATTCCTTGAAAGGTGTAAACAATTCGTGAATAGACTGTTTCAGTAGGAAGGAGATAACTCAGCGTATTTACAGCATTATAATTCACTTTTGCCACGTCTAGGGAATCCAAAGAAATTTCCTTGAGCACAGGATAATAATATGCAATTTTAATTTGGTCTAGTGTATATGATGTGAGCCCTGCATATTGTGATACGAAATATTTAGAAACTATTAAGGCTACACTAGGATTCGGTATAAACTGATTTAAAAGTGAATCATAATATGTGTCGCCAGGATAATTGAAATTCAGTGAAAAATCCCCTGTGACGGAGAACTTTGTGGCAAAATCCTGAAATCCATTAATAAAGTCGTAGAAAATGGGAGTTCTATTCAACTGTGTTGTTATTTCTGTTATGAGACCATTAATATCATAGGTCCCTTCACGAAGAGTATTTACAATAATATTATCGACTGTTTGTCCTGTATTTACCATATAGCGCCCGATTTCAAGGATTGATATATCTATATTTTGCTTGATCACACTAAAATAATAGAAGGCGGATAGTAACTTTATTTGTAAAATGCTGAAGCCTGTAACATTCTTATAGGTCCGGGGCAGTCGTAGTGTTACATTTGTTGGCTGGGGATAGGCCTTTGTATCTCTATCCACACTATCAAGCATAATGACATTTGTAACACTTTTTGTGGCAGGCTTAATAATTTCATCTTGCTTTGGAGGCTTTTCAACATTTGGTTTAATGAGCCCGCTTTCCTGTATTTCATAACCACCACTTAATGCACCCATAATGTCATTTACAACTTCTCCAGAGATGTCTTGTGCCTTTGGCTTGGCAAGACCATCAGCAAGAACCTTAAAATCTGGGCTTTCAAAACCTTCTTGAACCTCTGAAGAAGTTGTAGAGTCTGTGTCAGACCCTGTATGAGATGCAGATTCACTCGTGGAACTTGCATCAGCCTCAGAATCTGAATCCGAATTATATGGTTTATAACGGTGTGCATACATCTGCCTTCTACCAAAGGGTTGAGGTATCTTAAGTGGTTTATATGTTGTGCCAAATAAAAATATCTAAATGCGGCGTACAACATTACTTGCTAAGTAATTATTTACTTAGCTCTAATAAAGATCGTAGTGTCGATATACGTAAAATCAGCGCCTGTGTAGTAGCAAGATGTGCATACTTGAACTGTGTGCGGTCAACGGTTTTTATTGTCGAGAGCCCACAGTGCTCAAAGGGTGCATCTAAGATCATTGAGGAAAATGGAACATCACATGTTAAAATTCCGAGTTGATGTTTATCGGCCGTTAAAAAGGTTGAACAATAGGCCTCATTAAAACTATAGTGCTTTAATGGCAGATCTTTTATAGCAGTCAAATAAGGCCCACAATCAACATATTCAATAGAGTGCTTCAGATTTGAATCAGATGCATTATAGAGTCCACCTGTATATATAAGTGAGCGGGTCTGTGTGTCATTATAGCTGTTTAGCACAGTTGTTCCATTTAATGGATAATTCCATGAAATATACGATTTATTCATGACTAGGCCCACGTTTGAATTTATATACGATGTGGTATTTGTAGAAACATCTGAAAGAAATATGTTGAGTTCGCTTGTTTGTCCCGCATTTACACTATTATGGAAGAATTCCAAGTACTCGACGGCATTTGGATTTGCACTGCTATTTATTACTGATGAACTAATATTGCTCAGCCAATTTCCATAAATATAGGATGTTCCAGTACCTCTAGACCCTATTAATCTGAAATTTAGTGTATCTCCTGCAGTATAAGTATAAGGGTTTATTACATTGAATGAGAGATTATAACTAGATGTTGTAGTTAGATCAAGATTGGAAAGCACATTTGTTGACCAAAATTTTGTATTATTTATATAAACATCTGCATACAGGTTTGTAACATTTGATACTGTTCCACCAGCAGTTACATTAAAGGTCCATAAACTTGGCACTAGGTCATTAGCAAGTGTTAGATATATTGGGGGACTAAATGGTACGTTAATACCAGGTAAAACAGAGGCAACAAATGAACTTGCACTAGAACTTTGTGTCACTGTTGTTAGCCCATAAACAGCATGAAAATCAATATTTTGTAAAGGATTCAATGAATCATATAGAATCACATTCATGTACAAGGCTACGCCTGGTGTTCTAAGAACACTTCTTAAAAGAGTCCCATTCCAATAGTACTGCACATTTGTACCATTATAGATTATGTTAAAAGTATCGCCAATGCTATAGGTACTAAAAGCCTTTACTTGGAAGCCGACTTCATAGATTGATACTAGCCCTCCAATAAGTGCAAAGGCATATCTTAATTGCGTTGGAGTTATACCAGGACTTTCAGAAAGTCCCGCCATTAGCGTTCCTTGTACTGTTGTTGGACTAAAGGCAAAATATGCCGAGCCTGTATAGCCTTCTACTGTATAAACTGCTGAATCCCAGGCACTAGTATTAGAAAACTTTTGGACAGTTGTCTGCGATGTGGCAGCTGCATAGCCAGATGAACTCCAATTATAAAGGCGTGGTTCATTCACTGAATATCTGCTTAATGGAAGTTTTCCGCCCGAACCATATGAGGCAATCGTAAAAGTGCTTGAACCCAGACCAGTCCAATTATAGCCATCAGGTGAACTTGCCAGTGTATTAGGCCCTTGGCCGGTCGCT